ACCAAATATGTCCTTGACAAATAGCTTTAAAGGTGATATAGTTACTATATGAATTTTTACACAAATGTTATTCAGTGGGGCAACAATCTTCTTGTTCGTGCTGTTATAAATGATAAACGGGAAAATTTCAAAATAAGATATTCTCCTACACTTTATGCTCCTGTAGAAAAGAAAACTCCGTATAAAAATCTTGATGGTGGTTATGTCACTGATTTGACATTTCCCACCATCAAGGAAGCTAAGTCATGGGTTGAAAGTCATAAATCTCAACCAGAACTTATATATGGAAATACCCAATATCCTTACACTTATATTGCTGACAATTATAAGGGTAGAGTTGATTGGGATTTAGAGAAGCTTTTAGTAGTCACAATTGATATTGAGGTTCAATGTGAAAATGGATTCCCTTCACCAGAGCTTGCTGAAGAAGAGCTTCTATCCATCACCATTAAAAATCATCAGAGCAAACGTATTGTTGTTTGGGGTATTGGTGATTTTGAAACAGACCGTGAAGATGTAACATATATAAAATGTGAAAGTGAAGTACATCTATTAAAAGAGTTTCTTGTGTTTTGGCAAAAATATCATCCTGATATTGTTACGGGGTGGAACTCTGAATTCTTTGATATTCCATATGTTTGTAATCGTATCAAAAAGTTGTTTGGAGAAGAAGAACTGAAACGGCTGTCTCCTTGGGGTGGTGTACTAACCCGTGAAGTTTATAAGATGGGCCGTAATCATCAGACATATGATATACAAGGTATTGCAGCATTAGATTATTTTGATTTGTATCGCAAGTTTACATATTCTGCTCAGGAGTCATATCGGCTAGATCATATTGCATTTGTTGAATTGGGTGAGCGTAAAGCAGGAAATCCTTTTGAAACTTTTCGTGAATGGTATACTAAAGATTATCAGTCATTCATTGAATATAATATTCAAGATGTTGAAATTGTTGATAGATTAGAAGATAAGATGGGACTTATTCAATTATGTTTAACTATGGCTTACGATGCCAAGGTTAATTATGTGGATGTCCTTGGTTCAGTTCGTTATTGGGATATTCTGATATATAATCATTTGCGTGAAAAAAACATTGTTATTCCACCAAAAAGTAAATCAGAAAAGGTAGAGAAATTTGAAGGTGCTTATGTAAAAGACCCTCAAGTTGGCATACATAACTGGGTTATGAGTTTTGATTTGAATTCTCTATATCCACATTTGATCATGCAATATAATATTTCACCTGAGACACTTATGCCTAGTGAAATAAAAGAAGGAATGGTTGATAAGATACTTGATGGTAAGATTAGAAATACCACTGATCATTGCATGACTCCAAATGGTGCATTCTTTCGTAAAGACAAGCGTGGATTTCTGCCAGAAATAATGGAGACTATGTACAATGACCGTGTTAAATATAAAGGACTTATGCTCGAAGCTAAGCAACAATATGAGGACACTAAAGACCCCCAGCTCCTCAAAGATATATCTAGATATAACAACATCCAAATGGCAAAGAAGATATCTCTCAATTCGGCGTATGGTGCTATTGGGAATAACTGGTTTCGCTATTTTGATCTTATGGTCGCTACTGCAATTACAACTTCTGGCCAGTTATCTATACGTTGGATTGAAAAGTCTCTTAACATCTACCTTAATAAAATCTTGGAGACAAAAAATGAGGATTATGTTATCGCATCTGATACCGATTCGGTTTATATCACTTTTGACGTATTGGTTAGTAAGGTGTTTAAAGAGGGAGGAACACCAGAGAAAATTACCGATTTCTTGGACAAGATTGCAAGTGAGAAGTTGGAACCTTTTATTCTCAAAAGTTATACGGCTCTTGCTAAGACTATGAATGCATACGAACAAAAAATGAAAATGTCAAGAGAGGTGATTGCTGACAAGGGCATTTGGACTGCGAAGAAAAGATATATTTTGAATGCCTGGGATATTGAAGGTGTTCGTTATAAAACTCCTCAACTCAAAATTATGGGTATTGAAGCAGTCAAGTCATCTACGCCAGCTGTATGCAGACAAAAGATTAAGGATGCATTGAACATCATGATGACGGGCGATGAGAAAGAATTAAATAATTTTATTCAAGAGTTCAGAGATGAATTTATGAAGTTGCCGCCAGAAGATATTGCTTATCCTCGTTCTGTGAATGGGCTTAAAAAGTTTTCATCGTCCAATGGTATGTTTGCAAAGGGAGCTCCCATTCATTGCAAGGGGGCTATTCTATATAATCATTTGGTGAAGAAACATAAGCTGTCAAACAAATATCCTATTATACAGGAAGGCGATAAGATAAAGTTTCTGCACATGAAGCAACCTAACATTTATACCTCAAGTTCATTTTCTTTTTTAACTTCTTTTCCAAAGGAACTTGACATTATGGATAGGATAGACTATGATGAACAATATACTAAATCGTTTGTGGAACCATTAAGGAATATAACTGAGAAGATGCTTTGGAAAATTGATGACAGTTATGGAACACAAGGAACACTAGAGGAGTTTTTTTAATGGCAGGTAAAGGCGATAAACAAAGACCGAGAAAGGTTGATAAAAAAGTATTCGAAGATAATTGGGATAGGATTTTCAAAAAAAAGAAAAAAGAAAATCCCTTACCATTCTGTGATTCACAACCAACCACAGATATGTTTGATAATTTAAATTTAAAACGAGATAGAACAGGAGATAATAATGAGTGACTTTTTGAAAGATATAATTAAAGATACAGGAAATGAATATGCTGGAATAGTTTCTGAAGGTATAGAAGCAGGAGATGTAGAAAACTTTATAGATACAGGTTCTCATGTATTTAATGCTTTACTTTCTGGTTCACTTTACGGTGGACTTCCACAAAACAAAATTACAGCATTAGCTGGAGAAAGTTCTACAGGAAAAACTTTCTTTCTTATGGGAATGGTTAAAAACTTCCTAGACCAAAATCCAAACTCTGGTGTTGTATTCTTTGAATCAGAAAGTGCAATCACAAAACAGATGGTTGTTGATAGAGGAATAGATGCAGATAGAATGGTAATACTTCCTGTAACAACTGTACAAGAGTTTAGACACCAATCATTAAAAGTATTAGAAAGATACATGCAACAAGATGTAGATGTCAGAAGACCACTCTTTATATGTTTAGATTCACTTGGTATGTTATCAACTACTAAAGAAGTAGAAGATACAGATGCTGGAAAAGAAACTAGAGATATGTCAAGGTCACAAATACTGAAAGCTACATTTAGAGTTTTAACTTTAAAACTTGGTAAAGCAAAAGTGCCAATGGTTGTAACAAATCATACTTATGATGTCATAGGTTCTATGTTCCCACAAAAAGAAATGGGTGGTGGTAGTGGATTGAAGTATGCTGCTTCAAGTATCATATATCTTTCAAAGAAAAAATTTAAAGATGGTACAGAAGTTGTTGGTAATATAATTCATTGTAAGAATCATAAATCAAGATTGACTGTGGAAAATAAAATGGTTGATGTTTTGTTAACTTATGATAAAGGACTTGATAGGTATTATGGATTACTTGACTTAGCATTAAAACATGAAGTATTCAAACAAGTATCAACTCGTATTGAATTACCAGATGGTACTAAACAATATGCAAAAACAATTAATAATGACCCAGAGAAATATTTTACAGAAGATATAATGAAACAATTAGAAGAAGCTGCAACAAAAGAGTTTAAGTATGGCAACGATAGTTAAAGGTTGTTGTACACCACTATTCTTAGATTTCTTTAAACATCAAGTTACGAAATCTACTAAATGGAATTTTAATTATCCTATGGGTAAACCCTTTGAAGATAAACATGCAAAGATAGATGTTATACAAGGTGACACAATACATGATGAATATTTGGCTGGTGTGTCTATGAGTTTGTTAATGATGATACATGAAACTGCAAAAAAACAAAAGCTTAATGTTCCCCTAGACCTTTTGTTTTGTGGTATCTCTATGAAAGATGAACATAGAGAAGATAATGTGCATACAGACCATCAGAAAGATGAACTGAAAGACACACCAATCATTAAAGTATTGGGAATATTAAATTCAGATTGGAAAAAATCTTATGGTGGTGGATTTGAACATGGTGGAGTTTTACATTCACCAGAACCAGGCGACTTCATAATATTCGACCCAAGAGTGCCACATAGAGCTCAAGATATAATTACAGATAAAAAAAGAATAGCAATAGATTGGACAATAAAGACTTGACAAAAGATACTTTCATCTGTTATAATGGTTGCAGAATTAAAAATAAGAATAAATTATGAATGATTTAATTAAAATATATGACAATGTAATTGACACTAAAATATGTGATGGTGTTGTTAATAAGTTTAAACAGTTTGAAAACCAACACGAATCATTTGATGACAGAGGAATGGTTTTTACACAAATAAGAATGGCAAAAGAACCTGAGATTTGGAAACCAGAAATGGAAATGTTTACAGAAGTCTTTACAAATAGTTTTACAACATATTTAACAGACACAGGTGTTTCACCACAACAGATGCCAACTAAATACACTTGGGAGCCTATTCGTATTAAAAGATACTTACCAAATAACCATGATGAATTTAGACCACATGTTGATGTAAAATCAAAAATAGAATCTTCAAGATTTTTAGTTTTCTTTATATATCTTTCAGATAATGAAGAAGGTAAAACTTCATTTCCACAATTGAGTACACATGCTAACTGTAAGAAAGGTAGTATGTTAATGTTCCCACCAATGTGGCCTTGGCTACATGCTGGAACAAAACCAATAAACGAACCTAAGTATATCATGCAAACTTATTTACATTATGCATAATATTAAAGAATCATACGTTTATGTTGAAAGTAAAACAGAAGACCAAACTTGTATTGGTATCAAGGGTGGTAAGTTTGCTGGTGTAGTTTATAAGTATGGAGATGTTTCACTAGGTGAGGAAACAAAAGATGGCAGTATGCCATTTAAATTTAAATTTGATATTATAGATAATAATGCAGTACCAAAAGAAGACTTTAAAGACGATTTTATGAATCTTATAGGTGATATTTTGGTAGATATAATTGAGGAGCAATATGCAGAACCAGACAATAGAGAGAACAACACTAACTAATCTTTTAAACAATGAAGACTATTTAAGAAAGGTTTTACCATTTATAAAACCAGAGTACTTTGATGTTAAAGAAGAAAGAATCATCTTTGACGAAATTTTAAAGTTTGTAGATAAGTATAATAAGAAACCAACACAAACATCTTTAGAAATTGAAGTCAGCACAAGAAAAGATTTAAACGATACTGAACATAAAAAGATTGTTGAGATAATTAAAAGTCTTAATCCAGAGCAGATAGATTTTGATTGGTTAGTAGATACCACAGAAAAATTTGTAAAAGATAAAGCAATCTACAATGCAATCGTAGAAGGTGTTGGTATTATAGATGGTAAGTCTAAAGACAAAACACCAGAATCAATTCCCCATATTCTAACTGAGGCTCTTGCAGTTTCATTTGATAACTCTGTGGGTCATGATTATCTAGAAGATTCAGAAGCTAGATTTGATTATTATCATCACAAAGAAGAAAGAATTCCTTTTGACTTAGAATTCTTCAACAAGATTACTAAAGGTGGACTTCCACCAAAGACTTTGAATATTGCACTTGCTGGTACAGGTGTTGGTAAATCATTATTCATGTGTCATCAATCTGCAAATTGTTTATCACAAGGAAAGAATGTTTTATACATTACTTTAGAAATGGCAGAGGAAAGAATTGCTGAGAGAATAGATGCTAACATGATGAATATTAGTATCCCAGATTTACATGACTTACCTAAGAAAATGTTTGATGATAAGATTACAAAATTACAAAAGAAAGCAAAAGGTAAACTGATTATAAAAGAGTATCCAACTGCATCGGCACATAGTGGACATTTTAGAGGACTATTAAAAGAACTTGCAATCAAGAAATCTTTCAAACCAGATATTATCTTTATTGATTATCTAAACATTTGTGCATCAAGTAGATTTAAAGCTGGAAATAATATGAACTCTTATACGATTATTAAATCGATTGCAGAGGAACTCAGAGGACTTGCAGTAGAAACGAATGTACCTATTATGTCTGCAACTCAGACAACTAGAAGTGGATTCTCAAATACAGATGTTGGACTAGAAGATACTGCAGAAAGTTTTGGATTACCAGCAACTGCCGATTTAATGTTTGCATTGATAGCTACAGAAGAACTAAATGAACTCAATCAGATTTGTGTCAAACAATTAAAGAACAGATACAACGACCCTACAATGAACAAGAGATTCATCATTGGAATAGATAGAGCTAAGATGAAACTCTTTGATGTAGAACTCAAAGCACAAGATGAACTTGTAGACCATGGCCAAAGTGAAGTACCAATCGCCGATAAAGGACAAGGATTTGGTAAGAATCAAGGCCCCAAATCAGAGGCAGAAGATAAATACGACAAATTCTCTAAATTAAAAGTTTG